GTCATGGCCCGCGTCTGGCTCTGTGAAGAACCGGCGGATTTTCTTGAGAAGCCGGATCATCTCAAACACTCCCCGGCCGCGAACCGGCCGCAAGGTGGAGCAGGATCACGAGGGCCAGCGCCTCGATCAGGGTGGGAATTTGGGCGGTCATGCTGCGACCTCTTCGGACGTCTGCTCTTTGGGTGTCAGAGCGGCGACACGGCCGTCAGCAGCAATCGCCTCAGCAATTTCCATGGGCGTGCCGTGGACCAACATGCGGCCGGATGGGCTGATGTATTCGGCCACATGAAGCCACGATCCAATCCCACGCATGTCCCCGCTGCCCATAACTGGAAATGCAGGCCCTACTTCAATGACGGGCAGCAGAATTGCCTCAGCGGATCCATTTTTATGAACAGGGTAAATCAGAATAAAATCAGCCATTACGCGCTCCACTTCTCAGCATTCAGCAGGCCGCTCTCACGGCGGATTTCGTTGTCGTCATGGCGGAGGTCGGAAAGGCACGGCAGGGCCGCTGCACGCTCGATCCGCTCCATGAGGAGTGAGCGCGCAATCACGTCGCTCAGGTCTTCGTTGATCTCGCGGGGGTGGGTCATGCCGCCTCTCCCTCGTCCGCGACCTCTTGGTTGAAAATTGCCAAGGCTTCGTTCACGGCGTCGGTGACACGATCTGCAAGATCTGGACGATTTTCTGCGAGATGCTTTCGAAATCGAACTGTCTTCGGTGAACCTGTGATGGTCTGCAAACGCTCCTCATTGTGGGCGTCTTGGATGTAACCAATCAGCCCTGCTGCATCCTCCGCGTCTTGATCAACGGGCGGTCGATCCTCTCCGGTGTCGGCCCAGCACCGCAGACGTTCGCCCTTCTCGATGGTGATCTGTTCGCCGTGCGGAAAAATCTGTTGGAGATCGTGGTTCAGCTTGCGTTGCAGATCATAACGCGGCTGGCCCGGTGTCTCCGGGTGCATCGTCATGGATCCGGAAAGCTCGAACATGAATGACTTCTCGCAGATCGGCATAAAGCCAAGCTGGCGGATCTCATTACGCTCTTTGCCTGTCTGCTCGTTGCGAACCTTCTCGAACTTGATTTTCTCCTGAGCGCGGAGGCAGAAAATCAGATGCGTGCGCGTCTGGATCAGCTTGGCCATCATACGCTTGTGCAACTGCTTGGGCTTTTTCCAGCTTGGCGCGGTCATCGCATCGACCTTCCAGGCCTGAACAATGCCATTCCGATCCGTCGCCGCAGCGATGGCGGCTTGTTCAGCCATATCGGAACAGCCGCCCTCCCCGTCCCATTCATGCGACATGCTGTCGATGACGATCACTGTCGCGCCCGCATCCTCAGCAGCCTTGATTGCTTCGACGTACCGCGACGGCGTGAAAGGAGCCGGGAAATCCAAATGCAGGAATTCAAATGTGCCCTTGGCCGGGTTCGCTTTATCTCCGGGCTTGGGTGCATAGTGCAGCGCACGGCCGGCCTCAGTATCAATGACGGCAATCTTCCCGTCTTTGCCCTTGATCCCCTCCGCAAGCGTCAGCGCTGAGAAGGTCTTGCCAGAGCCCGATGCGCCAGCGATCCCGAACAGGAGGCCAATCTTGCTGCGAACAGCGGGGCGAATAGTGAAAGTCATTGTGCGTACTCCAGGGCATCATCGCGCATGGCCTGTTCTTCAGCCTCGCGAAGCAGCCAGTTCGGGGCTTCGATGTGTGCGGTGTGCGGATAGCCGGGCCATTCATTGCGCTTGAGGCAATTGCTCCACATGCCTTGAGCGCGAGACACGTCGTCTTCGGCCAAACTGCGCAGCGTTGGCGCTGGCGTCAGAACGGAGACAGCAAACGGCGCTTTCATTTCTGCAACGATGAAGCGCATCGGCTGAGGCTCAACGCCGCGAAGGATCTTTGCTCCTTGGGCATAGAACCGATCCTGTGTGCGATACGCTTTGACCATGCGCCGATCCCATTCGGTCGGGTTCGCACTCATGCCGGTGCTCTTCACGTCGAAGATTGGAGCCTTCGGGTCATCTGGGAGCCGATCGACCATTCCCCGGCACCAGATGTCGCCCTTCTTCCAAATCATCACGGCTTCCGAGCGACCTGGCGCAAAGAACTCAGCGCAATCCTCGCGTTGCTTCATCTGCTCAAGAACTGCGCCGGCACACTCGTAAACGCGATCATGAGCTTCCGTGAGAAGCGGTACGAAGCCGCTTTCTCTCGCGGCGTCCCGAGCCTCTTTCGCCGCAGCCGAACGATAGGCGTCCGCCTTCACTTCGACGATTGCGGCCCCCTTGCCGAGAAGTAGCTTGTGCAGAGCCGTCCCGAAGTCCATCGCTGCCGTGACCTCAAACGGTTCACGTTTGAGATTGAGGCGCGGATGCGCGTAGCGGGCGTGCATCGGGCTCTGATCCAGCAGGACGCGAGCGATCGAGTTTGAAAGGCTCGGCTCCAAGCATGGGTCTGAGTGATAAACAGCCTCTGGCATATCGTAGATGCCGGGCTTCTCTATGCGGGCGCTCACAGCGGCACTCCTGTCGCATCAAACTCAGTAGGTTCGGGCGTCCTTGGATCCTCAAGGCAATCGTCTGACGGGACCCCGTCAATAATGTGAAGCGGGTCAACTTGGCGGAGGAGAGAGGCTAAAATCGTAGCCTTATCCTCCTCGGTGCCCTGCCAAAACGGCGCATCTTCCCTGACACCACCAATCAGGCGCGAAATAACCTTGGCTAGATTTTCGGGCGAAATATCATAGCCGCGCTTTAGAAATTTCTGGACGCGCAGAAGGCTTCCGCCCGCATCTTCGTGGCGATTTGGGAAGGTATATCGAAGCCTCTTTGCCGCTAGATCCTGATAAAAATCAGAAGAGACAAGAGATTTCCATATCGCGCCATCATACCAAATGACGGCTTGCGCAACCGTGAAATCAAAGCTCTCTATGATCTCTTCTGGAGCGTTGAAGGTCCATCTGTGGATGAACTGAACTGGGGTCTTGCCAACCTCGGAGAGAGTAATAGCATTCTTGGTGCGCCACGGTTCGCGTCCTCCCCGGCTTCCTGAGAGATATTGTGCCCACTTTTCAGCTGTTGTGCGGTTAGGCGACAAAATATCAATATCTGAAATCGGCTCCCCGGCAACGCAGGCACGAAGGTATCCGCCAGCCAAGAATAACTTCCCATCCTTGATGACATTTAGGACATCCTTGGGAAGACACATAAGCGCGCGCCGCAAGTCGTATGAATTAAGACGACCGTAACGCGCTGCTGTAGTAATTTCTTTATCGCTCATGCTACCCCCCGCGTTTCCATCATGATGAAGGCCAGACCGGCCTGCACCGCGCCGAGCGTCCGCATGATCTGCTTCACGTCGGGGCGCTCGTAGATCTCGTTCAGCCGGGTCAGTGCAGACGTCTTCACGTCCCGAGCTACGCGCCGGTCATTCTCCATCGGTGCGATGATCGCCTGATTGCTGTGGTAGGTGATCAGGCTCTCAAGGTTCATGATCTCTCGCCGCACCGCAGGCAGAAAGAACTCCAGTTCGCCAGACGCACTTCGGGCGTTTGCTGTTTCACGCATTTCAGAAATTCCTGTCGTTTACTTGCCGGTCAGGCAGCGATGGGTAGGTTGATCTGATGCAGAGGATATTTCAGCGTTCGCGCTACTTCCCCGCATTGAAATGAAAGTCGCCTCAGTTCTTCTGCCGCCCCCGGATCGTCACTGATCCGATATGCGATTTCCTGAACCTTCAGCAGTAGGGCCGCAGCCGTGGACAGATCATGGGCGGTGATATGAGGCATCACATCACTGCCTCATATTTTGCGACCCAATCTTTGCACCACTCCAGGGCCCGCGCATCGCTGTTGCTATGACGTGCAATCTGGCCTCGGCGGAGTTGGCCGTCTGCCATCTTCTCGTAAATTCCGAGGCCCGTCTGTTCTTCGAACACTGCAAAGTGGGGTGTGTCGTGGAGCTCGCGGACCGTGCCGAATGGGCCAGGATACAACGCGATCCACTTCTCGAAATTGATGGTCCGGACAAGTGGAAATCCGAAGTCGCTCAACAGAGGCTCAGCGTTGTCGCGTGCGCTCTGTGAGAAATTGTCAGGCAGGTTCGCCATTGTGGTTCTCCCTCGCCGCTTTGTGCGGTGTAGGGAGAATATATGCGCACTATTGCGCATTCTTCAAGCGCAAAAATGCGCACAATTAATAAAAAAGCCCTGCTCTCACCGGATCTCTGTCAGTTCAGCGGTTCAGGGGCTCTTGTATGGGCTCTGGCTCGTCACTCAGGGGTGGAAGCGGAGGAGGCTGAACAGGTGGCGGTGGATAAGGCGTAGGCAGTCCGCAGGTGGCATAAGTATGAAGCATGATCATCTCCGTTGACGGGTGACGATTATTCAATGCCTGTCTGACGTAGGGGGTTCGGTCTGGGCAAAAAGAAACCCGGCCGGAGCCGGGTGGATTATTATTTTGTAAGCCGTTCTGTTTGCCAACGGGCCCATTCTCGTTCGGCATGCTGATTAGCTCTTCCCTTGAAGAAGCCATCATAAGTAGTCAGAACTTTTTGATCTTGCACCCGAAGAAGCTCATCGAACTTCTTATCAAGCTCTGACATTGTAAGTTTCTTACCGCGAAGGGCAGATGATTCCACAAAAAGAAGAAATTGCTCACACAGTATATGGAGAAGATATAACTCATCATCCTGAAGATAATTTTTCCCAGTGTTTATATCTACTTTTCTAACTTTGCTTCCGGAAAAACTGGTTAGCCCCATGTTTGGAGATTTTGCATTGGCTCTTTCAAGGATTACTTGAGCAGCAGTCTGGCCTGTGACTGCATACAAAAATTTATCCTGAAGACGCGCATAAAAGGATCTTACGATAGGACTTTTACTGTCATAATCACTGGATCCGAATGCAAAAACATCTCTCACACTCCGATAAATATTCTGCTCGTCGGAGCGAAGCCCTCGAACTTTTGCAGCTAATTCCTGAAGGGCATTCGGATCATGTTTTAAACGAGATTCATCAAGAGCAAAGCCTTGCGTGATGTAGCTTTTGAGAACCTGCGTTGCCCATTTGCGAAATGCCGTCGCTTTGGGTCCACTAACGCGATATCCCACGCTTAGGATTGCATCGAGGTTGTAGTGTAAGGTGTTGTAATTCTTTCCATCTTTGGCAGTTATCCGGAATTTCCGGACAACTGAATTTTCTTCTAGTTCTCCATCGCGGAAGATGTGTTGAAGATGCTCGCTCACATTTCTGACAGATACATCAAAGGCTTCAGCAATTTGGCTTTGCGTTGCCCAAACTGTCTCTCCGTCCTCGCCTATATGGAAGTCTGTGGTGCACTCTGGTGTTTCATAGTGCGCCAAAATCAATTCTTCCTGTTTCTCATCGGGAATTTTAGAAATATCTTTTGCCACGATTCAAATCCTCACTTCCAAGTCCACTTCCCAACGACGCTGATCATTCAGGGCGAATGCTTTGAATGATCACGCCTTCGATCCAGTATTCCGGTCGGCATCCGTTGTCTGGCATCTCAACAAGATCGGCCATCGACGGGAGTACGATAGCTGCCGAAAATTCAGGATTTGAACTGCGAGGCCAAAGCACGACCTTACCGTCTTCCTTGATCTCGATTTGCTTGATTGTCGCTTCCTGGTCGCCGTTGGTCTGGCGGATCACGACGACCTTTTCTCCGGTCTTCGGCGCTCTCGCTAAATCGTTGATCCGGACCGCCAGCACAATCGTTCCTTCTGGGTACAGAAGGTCCATGGAATCTCCGCGCACGCGAAAGGCCACGCGTGGGAGGTTGGGGTATCTATGATCCGGAGAAACGGAGACATATTCCGATGAATAGTCTTGCGAGAACCCGTGCTGAAACACGCCTGCTTGAACGTAACCAATCACGGGTACGCGATTAAAGTCAGAAATCGGCTCAAGGGCAGGCTTAGCAGCAGGCTCCACATTGAAAGCTGCCGCTATTTTGGCTTCCGTTTTTGCAGATAGGCTATGGGTGGCGGTTTCATCATTCATAAACCGAACGACAGTTGAGGGGGCCATCCCACTCTTCCGCGCAATTCCCGCATAGGTCTCACCAAACCTGTCGCGGATCTGATTGATCCAGGCGCGCTGCTTTTCGCGCACATCAGGAATGGTGGGCTTACTATTCATATGCGCATTTTCGCACATCAATATAAAAACGTCCCTGCGCACTTTTGCGCTTGTAGATTGCGCATTATTGCGCATATGATCCGGCATGACCAAAATACCCACACCCACGGAAATCGAAGCTGCTGCGAAATCCTCCGGCAGGTCGATGAGAGATGTTTGCACCAACGCCGGAGTTGCGGTCAGCACTTGGACACGATGGAAACGAGGCACGACTTCTCCCCGTATTGACGTTGTGGAGCGTATTGCCGCGGCCGCCCTCCCCACCCGCGCCAAGCGGAAGGAGGTGGCGTGATGGGAGACGAAACTAATCGCCTCATCTTGGCTGAGCTTAGAACCCTCAATGCCAGGCTGGATCGCATCGTGCCCGGCATCGAGGGGATTGTTCGCCCCTTTATGTGGCAAACAGGCAGGCAGGCTATTGAGCAGTTAATTGCAGTACAGACGAAACCCACTTCTCCACATCAGAGAACGCAACAGCAGGAAGATCCTGAACGCGGAACTCCAAAGTTATCAACGCATTGTCGGGGTACACAGGTTGACCGGGTGTATTCACGCCTGAGACATTTAGTACGACGCGCACTTCGTGTTCGGAGCGACCAAGAATTTGGTTCTGAACAGGCTGAGTTTGTAGGGAAACAATTTTACGAACAGACATCAAATTCATCCAATGTAATGGAAAACAAAATCGGGGACTCGGTTGCCGCCGATCCCCGCAATGACGCTACGCCCGATACTTCCGAGAAGGGAGTCTGGGACGATGTTTGATTTCGCTTCTATTGCCTTCTGCGCCCTGTCCTTTGCCGCGTTCATCCGGGCGCATTTTGCCGGGAGGGTCGCACAATGACCGCCCGCCACGACTGGACCCCATACACCCCCGAGGTCGAGACGATGCTGCGGGCTGGAAAGACCCGCCGTGAGATCGCTACGCACCTTGGGGTGAAGGAAACGTCCCTCTCTTCGATGATCGGCCGTCAGGGCCTTGCAGGCCTGTCGCCGAACGGGAGCGCAACGGGTGGCTCGTCTCCGCAGAACACGCATAACCGCATCGACTGGGCGCCGCTGATGCCTGCTCTTCTTGAAATGATGGAGCGCGTCGAAAGTGCGACCGTCATCGCAAAGAAGCTTGGTGTCTCACCGGCTTCGCTGTCCGCTGCGATGGAGCGGCAGGTTCCGAAAGCCATCCGCACCAAATGGAAGAAGGCCCGACAGGAGGCGACGCACCCCAAGAAGGAGCGCACGCCGCCGATCCTGCGTCTGCCGCTTGAACCGTTCTCGGACGTGTCGTGGCGTGCTCTGTTCGACGGCAATCCCCCGCCCGTTCCGGACTGTGCGTTCGGTCGGGATCGCGGATTGCACTGAGCGTCAGCCCCAGATGTCCGCTCCAATCAACATCGCCAGTTTGAGCGCCAGGTGGTCCTTGACCTCCTGCGGCTGCCGCCTGTGCAGGGCGCCCCAGATCTGGGCATCCCGACACAGTGCGACGGCAAGGTGCGGCGTGTCCGCATCGATCTCGAATTGTGGTGTCCGGGGCGCGTCTCCTTCCATCGTGGTTGCTCCTTCTCTGCTCGCTGACACGGCAGAGAATGGAGAAACCCGTGTCCAAAATACCGGAAAAGTATTCCGCCAGATTGGAAAACCGCATGACCGCCTCTCCTGAGAGCGTGACCCGCGATGCCCAGTCGATGGCCCGAACCCTTTCTCAGACGTTCGGCCCCGGCCTGTGCGTCAAGGAAGTCCTGCACCGCCTCGCTCGGCTGCTGAAGATCACGGAACGTCAGGCCAAGTCCCTGTTTTACGGGGAGTGGGAGAGGCTGCCGGCCTACGTCTATCTGCGGCTGACCGAGGCATACCGAAGCAACCTAGAGCGCGCTGCACGACAGGCAGAGCACAGAGCCGCCATCTACCGCGCTCTTAGCCATGAATGGGATGAACTATGCGCACAGGATACCTACGCCTGCGCATTAACTGCCTCCGATGGAGAGCAGAATATGCGATCCGTGCAGCCATTGCCCTCAAGCATCTTGGAGACCGCCTCACGGCCATCGCAGACCGGCTCGAGCGCCGCATAGCAGATATCGGGGGACAGCCATGACGGTGTACCTTGCTCAAGGCAAAGAAACTGGGCTTGTGAAGATCGGATACTCTCGTCAGACGTGCGAGCGCATTCGGCGGTTATCTTCGACCGGCTCTGATGAGTTGAAGCTGCTGCGAGCCGTCCCTGGAAATCGAATTCTTGAGCAGTGGTTTCATGCCCAATTCAAGGAGAACCGCTGTCATGGGGAGTGGTTCAAGTACTCGCCGCTCATGGAAACGGTGAAAATTCCTGATGGGCTAGAAGTAGACAAGACCACAAAATCGGCAATTCAGGGCCATGGAATAAATATTCAGCAGCGTATCTACGAGGCGATATCTGATGAATATGCAGACTTGCGCAAAGCAAGTGATCGCATCGCTAAGGATGCATGCACTTTGCCGCGCACTGCCAAGAACTGGCTCGCGCAAACCAATATGCCAAACGCTGATTCGGTCATCCAATTAATGGCTGCGAATGAGGCTTTTGCCACTTCAATTCTTGAATTGGTGGATGACGTCCGCGCTGCACGAAAGGAACTCCGGAAATGACGCTCAACAACTCCCAGGCCCGCCTCTTCTCTTTCGTGCAGCGTATCGAAACGCTTTTGGAAGAACGCAAGGGGATCAACGAAGGCATCTCGGATATCAAGACTGAGGCCAAGTCGGCAGGCTTCGATAACAAGGTCATTATGCAGATGATCCGTGAGCGCGCCATGTCCCAGGCCGAGCGTGAAGAATGGCAGTCTCTCTGCGAGCTGTATCGGGCCACGCTTGGTATGCTGGACGGGACGCCGATGAGCGATAACGCTCGCCGGCACATGTCCCGCGACGAAAAGGATGACCGGGAAGCTGGCGTCGATGACATGTTCGACCCGACACCGGAGCCCGAACCGGCAGCATCTCCGGCCGAGGCGCGAGGCCAGGGCGCGGAAGCCTTTCGATCGGGCAAGCGCGTCACCGAAAATCCTTTCCCTGCTGGTGATCCGGCCCGTGCGTCTTGGGATGAAGGTTGGTGCTCGGAGGCTGGCAGCGACGGCATGGACATTCCTCCTGAGTGGCGCCGCTCACCGAAAAAGGCTGAGAAAGGGGACGAGGCATGAGACGCGAGCAGCACATGCAGCCGACAAGGATCCAGCGGAAACCCGCAGAGGATCCGATTGAGCGTCTGAAGGCATGCCTCGGAAAGACTGCTGACGTTCGGTCTCCCAAAGATGCGGAAGAACCCATCCTCGACGCCTCGGTCCGCGCATCTCTCTTCCAGTGGATGGCAGAGATCCGCGCGGCCGAGGAACTCAAATCGGTTGGCGTAAAGCCTCGAACCAATGCGTTACTCTTTGGCCCGCCTGGCTGCGGCAAGACGACGCTGGCCCATCACTTTGCGGCGCGTCTGGGCTTGCCGATGGTCGTTGTGGGGTCTGAGCATCTGATCGCCGGTATTCTTGGTGCGAGTGGTCAGAACGTGGCCAAGCTGTTCGACGGACTTGCTGCCGCTGAAACGCCTGTCGTGCTGTTCATGGATGAAGTGGAGGCCGTCGGCGCAAGCCGCTCAGGTCGAACAGGTGGCCAGTGCGACGATGAGAAGAACAGCGCTCTGACCGTCCTTCTCCGAAAGATGGAAGAGTTCAATGTCGGCTACTTCATGGCTGCCACGAACCTGCCCGATGGTATCGACCCGGCCTTCTGGCGTCGGTTCAATATGCAGATCGGCATTGCCTTGCCGGGCTTCCAGGAGCGCTTCGCCATCATCAAGCGTTACGGGATGCCGTTCGCTTTTGATGATGATGACCTCGACCTTCTTGCCGAAGCCACTGATGGCGCTTCTCCCGCGCTCCTGCGGGAGTTGATGGAAGGCGTGAAGCGGACACTCGTGGTGCGGCCGCGCATGAATCTGCCGATCGATGACCCCTGCACGATCTTCGCGTCGGTGCTTTCGGCGACCATGCCGCCTCCCGAGATGGAAGTGCCGAAGCTCTGGCGGAATGCCGATACCGTCAAAGGCCTCAGCGCAATGTCCTGGCCTCCCCAGAGAATGGGAGATCAGGCATGAATGCACACATTGAAGACCGCCTGCACCGGCATATCTGGAACGCTCTCCAGTTCATCCTGCCCGTGGGGGCGGTCCCCCAATCTTTCGAGAACCGCCAGAACGGAGTCAGAGAGGGCGCGCGTCGAAAGGCGCGCGGTTGCCTCCCAGGCTGGCCGGATCTCGGCATCGTCTGGAATGAGCGGACCTACTACATCGAGCTCAAGGCGCCGAAAGGGCGCCTGTCTCCGGAGCAGAAGGCGAAGCATGCTGAGCTTCGCGCGGCTGGCGCAAAGGTTGGCGTCTGCCGGTCTCTCGATGAGGTTATCGATTTCCTGCGCTCAGTCGGCATGTCAGTGCGCGCAGAGGTGATGGCATGAGCATTCCTGAACCAATGACGCCAAACGATTGCGATTTGCGCGGATTGCCATTCATGCAGTTGGACGTGGTTCGTTTGATCGATAGCGATCTTTTTGCGCTCTCGACTGGTGAAGAATTCAAGGCGGCTGTTGCACTCTGGTGCAAGAGTTGGCTGCAAGTTCCTGCGGCAAGCCTGCCGGATGATGATCGCGTTCTCGCGCATTTATCAGCCGCTGGATCACGCTGGAAAAAGGTAAAATCCCTTGCTTTGCGCGGGTGGATCAAGTGTGCGGACGGCCGCCTGTACCATCCCACGGTAGCGGAGAAAGCGCTCCACGCATGGAAAGCCCGCACTGCTCAGCGCGAGCGCGCGGCAAAGCGCTGGCAGAAAAAAGACGAGGATACTGGCAATGCCACGGCATCGGAAAACGACATGCCACGGCATAGCGACGGCACGTCCCACGGCAATGCCTTAGAGAGGGAGAGGGAGAGGGAGAGTAAAAAGAAAGAAACACTCACTTCGTTCGTGCCGCCGGCCGAGCCGTCGGCGTCCGAAGTCGAGCCGGCAGAGACCGTCGCTGAGACCCTCCCTGCCCGTCCATCGCCGCCCGATGCCCGGACTGCGCTGTTCCAGCTCGGGCTCAAGGCCGTTCGCGGCCTGACCGGGAAATCCGAGGCGCAGTCTCGGAGCCTGATCGGGAAATGGCTCAAGGCCTGCGGCGACGACGCCTCGATCCTGAACCGGGTCATCCTCGATGCCGCCGATCTGCGACCGGCTGAGCCAGTGGCATGGATCGAAGCCGCTGTTGGGCAGCACAGCGGTCGATCGCCCCGAGATGCCGAACGCACTCGAAACAAGGCCGCATGGCTCGAAGGCGAAATGCTGGAAGGATTTTGATCATGAACCAGATCGTTCACCGCACATCCGCCGTTGCTTCGAAGCGCCCCGACGCGGAATACACCCCGGCAAGCGGCGACATCCGGGCCCTGATCTCGGCCAAGCGCGAAGGGTATCTCTGGCGCAGTGACCTGACTTCCGATCGGATCGTAGCCGTGCGCCAGCAACTCGCAGCAGCCGAGGCGGCCGCCATGCCATGCCCGTTGCTCGGCGTGAAGACTTGGCTCGGCCACTTGGCGCAGTTCGTCACCAATGCCCCCGCTCCGGAAGCGCGATCAGCTCAGGCGGCGATCTTCGCTGAGGTTTGTTCGGACATTCCGGTTGGCGCCTGGACGCCTCAGACCCGCATCGCATGGACCCGGCAGCCTGACCGCAACGGCTATCCCGTCGGCTCTCGCTGGCCCGCACCGGGCGAGCTCTACGCGCATCTCCGGTCCTATGCCGAGCAGATCCGGAGCGAGGTCACTGGCCTGCGGGAAATCCTCGCCATGGCTGAAAAGCCGGGTGCGCCGGAACGCAAGCGGCCTGATGCTTCGGAACTGGCCCGTGCCGGTGCTCTGGCCGATGCCGTGATCCGGGAATTGAAAGCCGCAACTGCCGAGGGGATGAACCCGTGACCGACCAATCCAACAACTGGCCTGACTGCATCGGCGAACATGCGGCGGGACTGGCCCAGCCCAGGAATTGGGCAGCAGCCTGTGCAGCCACTCAGGCGCGGCTTGGATGCGATATCGGCACTCACGGTCGCGCCTTGCTCGCAGACATGCGCGGAGAGGTATCACCGTTGATCGCTGAGTGCGGTGCGGAATGTCAGACCATACACAATGAGATGGAAACGTCTGGCGGGGATGGCAATGCCTCTGCGTCTTTGTTCGATAATTGTGGAACAATAAACACCGAGGGCGATCTCGGGTTGAGTGGGGAGTGAGGGGGATGGATCATGCTTCCCTTTGCACGATCGCGGCACACTGGCTCAAACGATCGACGCAAAAGCGCGGTATGGGTTGCCAAGTGTCATTCATCGAACCTCGGATCAGCTTCATGAGGGGCGAAAGCCCGGACGCTATCGGCTACCGCGTTTCAGACATGATTAACGGCGGTTCAACTATCGTGGAATGCAAGGTTAGTCGATCAGACTTCCTCGCTGACCGCAAAAAGCCTCACCGCCAGACTGGCGGCATGGGGAAGTGGCGATACTTCATGTGCCCGGAAGGACTGATTTCTCCGGACGAACTGCCAGACAAGTGGGGGCTCTTGCACGTTGGCGCCCGCAATTGTGTTACGCCTTTGGCTGGACCAGCATTCATCAAACCCGCATGGGGATCGGCTTATGAGAACGCACTGGCAGACTATGCGCATGAGCATGACACCTTCCGCGAAACGCTGATGCTGGCCAATCTCCTGCATCGTCTTGGCGACCCGGGCGCGATGAATACCCGTCTGCGCACGGCGGAAGGAACGGTCCGCGCTCAGATGGCAGAGATTTATGACCTACGGAAAGAAGTGCGTGATATGCGCCAAGAAAAATGGCTCAAGCGAGTGGAAGAAATGTCAAAATTGGAGACGACGGCATGACCCGCTTCTGGTGGCTGAACCCTTGGGCGGGGGTGCAGAGATTCTAGTGGCAATTGCATTTTTAAAGCAGGCCCGCAGATTATCTAACAACCTGCAGAAAATTTTTTGGCCTGCTAAAATGTTGACGGCCTATTACGACTTCACTTCGAATGAGGGAGCGTGGGGGATGATATTTGTGGTGGAGGCATTACCTTAGCTACAAGATTTGGAATTGGCTCCGCAACAAGCTCCGAGGCTTCATGAAAAGCAACGATAATAGAGCCCGCGCAAAGCAATACAGCCAGCCAGTCATTCCATCCTGCGCAATTAGAAGGAGCAGCGGCCGTATTGCTCTGCGCAGGCTCATCGGACTGAATTGGGAGGTGTGAGATCTGAATTGGTTCGTATGGCCGTGTCTCATAGCGGTAAAATAAAAATAGTGAACCCATGGATATGAAGTAAAAAATCGAAATAATTAAGCTATGTTTAAGACTCACAGATCTAGATATACTAGATATATATAACCCTAGACCATACACCATTGCAGCAAACACTAAACATATTGAAAATATTTTATATATACGCCCATTATTATCAAGTTTTTTCGACCGTTCCCAGCAGTCACTTCCAGCATAATACACCAAAGCAGTGGGTCCAATAACTCCCGAAATTATTGCTCCAAGATGCAGAGAATTTTCGTAAATCGAATGAAATGTTGTGCCGATGCTCATTGCCCGCCCTTATCTTTGTTATTCATTACATATCCATATCTTTTTCGTTGTACAAATTTCTTCTCTTACTAACATTCCCCAATGCCCAGACCCGCTAAATCCCGCGCCGGACTCGGCGACACCATCTGCCGACTTTCCACTCCAAAAAACGGCATTCATTCCAGACAAAGCTAAGATTTTCGATCGTCAGCGTAAGGCTGTTGATTTCTTCATGGTGGTATCCCGTTACCGGTTTTGCTTGTACTGATCGGGGGCTGATGATAGGTTGGGGTTATGACAAAAGCCCCTCAGAGCAGCGGCCTTCAGCGAAAAAAAATGCCTGTTGGCCGACCATTCAAAAAAGGGCAAAGCGGCAACCCCGGAGGAACTCCAAAAGACCTCCGCGAAGTCATTGCCCTCGCTCGCTCTCACACCGTCACTGCCATCGAAGCGCTGGCGGAAATTGCGGGCAGTCCCGCCTCTCCTGAAAGTGCCCGTGTATCCGCTGCCAATGCTCTGCTTGATCGGGCATGGGGCAAAGCGAAAGAGACTGTCGAGATCAGCGGACAGGATGGCGCCCCGCTCGGCCTTGTCGTGACCGTGGTTCGACCGAGTGAGTGAGGTCCAGTTCCCTGAGAGCCTCGCCTTCCTGTTCGAGCCTGCGCGCTACAAGGTCGCGTATGGTGGCCGAGGGTCGGGCAAGTCTTGGGGCATGGCGCTGGCTCTGCTGATTCAAGGTGCTGAGAAACCGATCCGCGTTCTGTGTGCGCGTGAGTTTCAGAAGTCCATTTCTGACTCTGTTCACTCGCTGCTAGCTGACCATATTGCGCGTAATCCCGCCCTGGCGAGTTTCTACACGGTCCAGAACACTACGATCATCGGGCGCAACGGGACGGAGTTCATCTTCGCAGGCCTTCGCCATAACATCGCATCGATCAAGTCCATCGAAGGTATAGACCGCTGCTGGATCGAAGAAGCTCAGACGATCACCAAGGGTAGCCTCGACGTCCTTATCCCGACGATCCGTAAGGAAGGCTCTGAGATCTGGCTTGGCTTCAACCCAGAGCTTGCTGAGGATGAGGTCTATCGACGGTTCGTTCTGAACCCACCGCGCAATGCCATTGTTCGGAAGGTGAACTGGGATCAGAACCCGTTCTTCCCTACTGTGCTGCGCGAAGAAATGGAGCAGCTCAAGGCCACGGATTACGATGCCTGGCTGAACGTCTGGCAAGGCAATCCGAAGCAGGTTCTTGAGGGCGCGATCTATGCGAGCGAGATACGGCAGGCCACAGACGAGCAGCGCATCTGCCGCGTGGAATATGACCCGTCTGCACCTGTCTTCACGGCTTGGGATCTGGGATGGTCAGACATGACCAGCATTTGGTTCTGGCAGAAGATTGGTTTCGATATCCGAGTGATCGACTTCTATCAGAACCGGATGGAGGGGCTTGATCATTACGTCAGTGTGCTGGAAAGGCGCGGCTACAAGTACGAACGGCATTTCCTTCCACATGACGCCAATCAAGGGCAGTTGTCAGCAGCCGGTAAGACGATTGCGGCCCAACTGCGCGCGCGCTCCATGCCGATCACAGTTCTTCCTCAGCTCCCTATTTCAGCCGGAATAAGCGCGGCTCGAACTCTGTTCCCTCGCGTGTGGTTTGATGAGCAAGCTACAGCGGACGGAATGAACGCGCTGCGGCGTTATCGCTATGACGTGGACCAGCAGACGGGGCAGTTCAGCAAGAAGCCGCTGCACGATGATGCGTCCCACGGGGCCGACGCATTCCGTCAGTTGGCAGTGGCGATCAATGACCCGAAACCACGAGCAGAACGCAAACCGATCGCGCGTCCATCGTTTATAGGAAATTCTGGCGGATGGATGGGAATGTAATCGTCTTAGCCTATTAAATTTGGTTGTACTGACGGAATCTCATGTGGTAATTAAATACCTCATGAGCGCACGCCTCCAAGAAACAAATGACGTTCTCCACGAAGTCCAAGAGCGGTTTGAAGCAGCTCGCGATTTCGAGGCTCAGTGGCGCAAGCGTGCGCTTGAGGATCTGCGGTTCTTCCATGCGGATGCTTACAATCACGCGCAATGGGACAGTGCCGTTTATCAGGCGCGTTCCGGCACGTTTGGTGGCTCCCCTCGCCCATGTCTGACGATCAACAAAGTTCAGCAGCACGTCTTCCAAATCGAGAACGACGCGCGGCAGTCGCAAATGGGCATGAAGGTCAATGCGACCGGCTTTGGCTCGACCGAAAAAGCCGCTGACGTGATCGAAGGCATTATTCGCCATATCGAGTACCAGTCGAATGCTCAGCAGAACGCCTATAACTGCGCCATTCAAGGGCAGGTTCGCCAAGGCATGGGCTGGGTCCATGTCGTCACAGACTACGTGCGTGGGCAAGACAGCTTCGACCAAGACTTCTTCATCAAGTCCGTGCCTGATCCGCGATCTGTTTATTCAGACCCCAACACGCAAGAGCCCGATCACTCGGATATGCAGTGGGCGATGATCGTTGAGGAAATGCCGCGCGCTGAGTTCGAGCGGCTGTATCCCGGGCATGACGACATCAAGGGCGCTCCGCTCTCCATCGCGACGGACAGCGATGACCGGACGGATGCGATCGAGCGCGATGTTGTGCGGGTGTCTCGCTACTATCGAAAGAGCGAAGAGAAAGACACGCTCTGGGCCTGTCCGATCCCGCGGCCGGATGGCTCCGTCGTCACGCAGCCGATGCGCGAGAGCGAGATGCCGCCTGAAATGGTGGAAATGTGCCGGGGGTTGAAGGCGCAGTCACGTTCCATCACGCGCCCGCAGGTTGAGTTCTTCTTGATCGCAGGGAATGAGGTCATTTCTTCCGGCCTGACCGTGTTCCAGCATATTCCGTTGGTGCCGTTCGTCGGCGTCGAAAGCGTGATCGATGGCCGCCTTGACCGCTGTGGCTTGGTCCGCTCCCTCATCGATCCACAGCGCATGTTCAACTACAGCGCGTCGGCGTTCGTGGAGAGTATCGCCATACAGACGAAATCGCCCTGGCTGGTCGATGAGCGGTCTATTGAGGGCTACGAGAACCAGTGGGCCAACGCGAACACGTCCAATCAGGCATGGTTGCCGTATCGCTCCATAGATCCGGATACATCAGAAGCATTGCAGCCACCGCAGCGTCTTGACCCTCCGACCGGCAGCACGGGCCACATGCAGGCCATGCAGAACGCCGATCTGCAAATGCAGATGGTCACGGGTCAATATCAGGCTGAGATGGGCGCGCCGGGGAATGAGCGATCAGGCCGCGCCATTAACGAACGCCAGCGACAATCCGACACAGCGAACTATCATTACACCGACAATCAGGGCATGGCGCTCCGTCTCTTGGGCCGCATCCTGATTGCCGCCATTCCGCTTGTGTACGACACGGCCCGCGCTGTTCAGGTCCTCGGTATGGATGGCCAGCAGTCGAGCGCGATTATTGATCCGCAATCACCTCAGGCCGCTCAGGTTGTTCTGCCGCCCGGGCCAGATGGGCAGCCCACTCAACCCCAGCAGAACCTGACATTCGAGCAGCAGCTTGCACAGGCCGGCGCGATCCTTGCGGTCAACCCGACGATTGGGCGCTATGATGTCGAAGCAGACGTTGGCCCCGCCTTTGCAACGCGTCGGCAGGACACGTTCAATTCCCTGATGCAGGTGTTGCAGGCTAATCCCGCCATCATGGGGCAGATCGGGGATCTGTTCTTCAAGGCTGCGGACTTCCCGCTTGCTGATGAGATCGCTGATCGCCTCAAACCCGCATCTGATGATCCGCGTCTTGGACAGGCGGAGCAGATGATCCAGCAATTGCAGGGTCAGTTGCAGCAGCTCACGCAGAGGCTGAACGACAAGCAGCAGGACTTCGATCTGCGGGCCAGCAAACAGCGACACGAGCAGGTCATTGACCTGATGGACGCGCATTCCGACCGCGACAAGGCCGACACGGACCGCATGGCCGCTCTTGGCTCCATTGCACCAGACGAGCTTAAGCCAGTGCTGGCCGCACTCGTCCGGCAGGTCCTTCAGGAGCAGGGCTATCACGGCCCCGCAGCACAGCCGAACGCAGCGCCAGAAGACCTGCGCCGCCTTCCCTCCACCAATCCCCCGGGCGGCCCTATCCACGCCCCCAATCCAGTGACAGGAGCCGTTGACGCATGAGCAAGACCGAACGACTGAAGAACGAAATCCGAGAAGAAGCGCATACGGATCGAGTCAAAGCCAGAGTGGAAGAACGGCGCCAGTTTTCTGTTGATCGAGCTTTAGAGCTGTTCCGACAGAACGACTGGTGTGGTGGCGTGGATGAATTGATCAAAGCGGCGCAGTGCATCGAAATCTATCTGGAGACCGGCAAGTGAGCGACACCATCGAAGCCCCCGTTGTCGAGACGAACGACGCTCCTGCTGACCGTTTTGCGGGCGTGGATTTCGGCAGCGA